CAACTACAGGCCGACCAACGCAGTTTTTCTTAGACAGACAAATAACGCCCAATTTAAAGCTATGGCCCCTGCCTGATAATAGCACAGATGTAATCGTCTATGATGCTTTGACGCGCATGGATGATGCTGACACTTACATAAACACGGTTGACATGCCATTTCGGTTTTATCCCTGCCTAGCTGCGGGATTGGCGTATTACATTGCTATGAAAAGAGCGCCAGAAAGGTTGCAAATACTTAAACCGATATATGATGAAGAAATTAACAGGGCTATGGACGAAGATAGGGACAGAGCTTCATTTAGAGTTGCGCCAGATTTAAGGAATTATAGGTATGTCTAAATACGCCACAGGAAAATGGGCGTATGGAATATCTGACCGTTCTGGATTTAGGTATCGTTTGCGTGATATGCGCAAAGAATGGAACGGTCTTTTAGTCGGTAAAGATGAATGGGAGCGCAAGCAGCCTCAACTTGAGCCTCTTAGGGTAAGGCCCGATCCACAGGCTTTACGTGATCCAAGACCACAGCAAAATGAAACAGAAATTAATTCAATACAATATGGTTTTAATCCTGTTGGTTATCGTGGCGATGCTTTAGGTTTTACTGGTAATAGATTAAAAGCTGAAGGGTCTGTAGGCACAGTTACTATTAACGTAAGCCCTAGTCAGGAAGACGTTGCCAATGTCGTAGGTGTTTATGGCACTGGCGCTTTAGGTTCTGTCACCATACCTTCAGCTTCAGCACCAAGATTTGACAGCACATCTATTACACTAGATTCAACAACAGATACTTTTGATGAAGGATAAAACATGGCTTTACAAAGCGTAGGAATAGGAAGCAGTGCAAATGATGGCAATGGGGACACTCTTCGTTCTGGGGCCACTAAAATAAATGCAAATTTCACCGAAATATATGCGGCTCTTGGCAATGGAACCACGCTTACAGATATAATTAATTCTAGTGGTATTATTGATGTAAGTTCTGGTGCAAACAAGATTGTTTTTTATTATGCTAATCTAAGCGACTTACCAAGTGCTAGTACCTATCATGGCGCGGTAGCACATGTTCACGCGACGGGGGGGTTATACTTTGCGCACGGTGGCGCATGGATTAGATTAAATGATGAAACTACTGGTCCTGTAACAAAATACACCGCTGGAACAAACGGTTCAAGTGCCTATACATTCACTGGCCCCGGAGCTACATCTGGCGACAATCCAAACTTCACTTTCTATAAAGGTCATACTTATCTTTTAGATAATACGGCTAATGTAGGCAGTCATCCTTTGCAGATAAGAACTTCAAATGGGGGTTCCGCTTTTACAACAGGCGTTACTGATAACTACAACTCAACGTCAGGGCTGACACAGTTTATTGTACCGCATGAGCCTTCTGACACTTCTTTAGTGTATCAATGCACCAACCACAGCAGTATGGTTGGAAACATAACAATAGTGTGACGCTATAGGTGAACAAATGAGCTATACATACACAACGCTAAAAACCGCGATAAAAGATTATACAGAGAATGATGAGACTACTTTCGTCAGGAATCTACCCGTATTTATAAAAAACTCTGAAGAACGGATTTTAAAAAACGTTCAACTTAGTCTTTTTAGGAAAAATGCAACGGGAGTTATGTCAGACACAAGCAAGTATTTAGCCGTTCCATCTGACTTTTTAGCGCCATTTTCTTTGTCATACACTTCAAATAGCGAAGAAATATTTGTTGATTTTAAAGACCCTGATTTTGTTCAATCATTTAATCCAAACCCTGCAACAAAAGGGTTGCCTAGATTTTATGCACAATTTGACGTAGACAATTTTATTTTAGGGCCAAGTCCTAATAGCGATTTTCCAGCGGAATTACACTACTTTTACCGTCCAGCCAGTATAACATCTAGCAGTTTTTCTATAACTCTCTCCAACGTCAGCGGAACATTCACAACTTCGGATACCGTTACAGGTTCAACTAGCTTGCAGTCTTCAAAGGTTAGTTCTGTTACAAACGCGAGTACCTTGAGTGTCGCAATACCCGCAGGAGATTTTGTTGTGGGCGAAACGTTAACAGGAAGTTCTAGCGGAGCTACGGGTACGCTGGCAACAATAGGTTCAGACGCAACTGAAACTTGGCTTAGTGAAAACGCAGAAGTTGCTTTGCTTTACGGAAGTTTGATGGAAGCGTATATATTTATGAAGGGTGAACCTGATTTGCAACAAATATATGAAAAACGTTTTGGAGAAGCGATAATGGGTTTGAAGTCTTTGGGTGAATCAAAAGAAGTTACAGATGAGTATCGTACTGGAATGATTATAAGGGCGAAACAGTGATGAATATGCCATTTGAAATGTCTGTTGGTAGTGTTGGGGTTAAAACTACTAACAATCGAGGTTTTACCCCTGAAGAGGTCGCGGAATTATGCGTTGATAGGTTAATGTTAGTTTCAAATGACGCACCGCCCGTCATACGAGATCAAGCCTTGGCTCACAAGGAACGTATGAAGGCTGTAATCGCAGTCTACATGAAACAGGCTATCCAAAGTGATAGAACTACTGTATATAATGCAATCAGTGATGCTGGTCATAAAAAACTAGCCGAATATATAAGGAAAATGTAAATGGCATTCTCAGGAAACTTTATGTGTACCTCTTTCAAAGTTGAAGTTTTGAAGGGTGTCCACAATTTTACCGCTGCATCTAACGTATTTAAGCTGGCAATGTACACAAACAGCGCAAGTTTCACAGCGGCTACTACAGCTTACACTTCTAGCAATGAGGTTAGTGGCACAAACTACACGGCTAAAGGTAACGCTATAACCACAGTTACTCCTGTCGCATCTAGCACAACGGCTCTTGTAGACATGAACGATGTTGTGTTTAGCAACGTGACTATCTCTGCTGTTCGCGGCGCATTGATTTTCAATGAGGCAGCATCAGGTGATCCAACGGTTTGTGTTCTTGATTTTGGTGGAGATAAAGCTGCAAGTTCAGGTGACTTTACAGTTGTGATGCCCACCGCAGACGCGAGTAACGCTATTATCCGCATCGCCTAATTGAGAGTATAACCCATGCCACTACCTTTTTCTGGCTGGGGCCGTGGTGGTTGGGGTTCTGGTTCTTGGAATAGCTTACAAGTAGGAGTATCTGTTACAGGCGTAGCGGGTACAAGTGCCGTTGGCAGCGTAAGCACTACCAGCGGTGTTACTCAACCTGTCACGGGCGTAGCGGGTACAGGGTCAGTAGGCTCTGCAACGATTACTGGCGTTGCCAACATAGCAGCTACAGGTCTGGCAGGCACTGGATCAGTAGGCTCTGTAACGGTTATTGGCGCTGCTAACCTAACGGCTACGGGTGTAGTTGGCACGGGATCAGTAGGGTCAGTGACCACTACGGGCGCGGCTAATATATCAGCTACGGGAGTTAGCGGCACATCTGCGCTTAACACTGTTGTAACTGAGTCTGATGGTAATCTTACGGTACTTGGCCTTAATTCTATTGGGTCAGTTGGTGCAACTTCTGTATCATCAAACTCAGCTATTCCTGTAACGGGGGTTTCTGGAACAGGTTCAGTAGGTGCCGCTACATCTAGGGTTGGAATTAACGCCAGTATAACAAGTGGTGTAGCAGGTACAGGCTCGACAGGTAGCGTTACAATAGACCTAACGGCTAACATACCCGCAACAGGGGTCACAGGTACAGGCGCAGTAGGCAGTATAACTCAAACGAGTTCTGTAAACCAATCAGCGACAGGGGTTGTTGGTACTGGGGCAATAGGTACAACGAGTAATACCAGCGGCGTAAATCAGACTGTAAATGGTGTATCGGGTACAGGTGTTTCTGGTTCTGCGTCGGTAAGCGGTAAAGCTAATCATACTGTAACAGGAATATCTGGTACTGGCGCGGTAGGCAGTATAACGCAGACAAGCTCCGCAAATATATCTGTAACAGGAATATCTGGTACGGGTGGCGTTGGCTCAACAACTGTTACAACGGGATCAGATATTAGTGTTGCTGGTGTAGCAGGAACAGGCGGCGTTGGCTCAACAACTTATGCCTTTGGTTATGATGTAACGGGTGTTTCTTCTACAGGTTCAGTGGGTTCTGTTACTACAGGTTCAGGCGTTACTCAAAATGTAACAGGCGTATCTGCTGTAGGGGCGGTAGGTAATACATTTGTTTGGAGCAAAATAGTTCCAATACAAAGCCCTGAATGGACGCCTGTATCTCCTAGTTCTACTCCAAACTGGAAAAAGATTGCGTCTTAACGATAGGCGCGGTACAAATAAAACAACTTATCTGCTTAGGAAACTCACATGGCTAGTACATATGGAAATGATCTTCGGCTAGAAGAGATTGGTGATGGCGAACAATCTGGTACATGGGGCGCTACAACTAATACAAACCTTGAATTAATTGCAGAGGCTCTTAGCTTTGGCACCGAAGCCATTACTACCAACGCAGATACGCACACCACTACGATTGCAGATGGAGCTACCGATCCGGGTCGCTCTTTGTACTTAAAATATACAGGAACGCTAGACAGCACATGCACTATTACAATCGGCCCTAATACCGTAAGCAAAACATGGTACATTGAAAACGGAACAAGTGGCTCTCAAAGCATTATTATCTCGCAAGGTTCTGGGGCCAACGTAACAATTCCAACAGGACAAACTAAGGTTGTTTATTCAGATGGCGCAGGCTCTGGCGCAGCTATGGCAGAGATTGGTACGTTAGGCGTTACTAATATAAATGTGTCCACCGCTGCAACAGTAGGAACTCTTGATACAAGTGGCGCTGTTAATTTAAATCTTGTTACGGACTCAACCAGTTCAACTTCGGGCGCTCTGATTGTTGACGGCGGTGTTGGTATAGCTAAAAAATTATTTGTTGGTACAGACCTAGACGTAGACGGCACAACCAATCTTGATGTCGTGGACATTGATGGCGCTGTTGATATGGCAACTACTCTTGCTGTTGGTGGAGTGGTTACAGCCAATGCTGGCGTGGTTGTAGATAATTTTACGCTTGATGGGACCACTCTAGCTCTGTCTTCTGGCGACATGACGCTTGATGGCGCTGCGGATATTATTCTTGATGCTGCTGGTGATGAAGTCATATTTAAAGATGGGAGTACAAATGTTGGTCACGTATCTATGGATAGTGACAATTTAACGATTAAATCTCTTGTTTCCGATAAAGATATAATTTTACAGGGTAACGATGGCGGTTCTGGAATAACTGCATTGACTCTTGACATGTCTGCGGCTGGTGCGGCTGCTTTTAATTCTAGCATTACATCTGGCGGTGCAGCGGTTAAAGTTGCTGGTAAAGAGACAATCTTCGTGCCAGCAGTTGCTATGTACCCAAGCACAACCAATCCATGTGCTGGGCCAGAGCAAGTGGAAACAACAGCATTACGGCCTGATTTAAAAGTCCTAGACTTTGCGGCTGATGCGGATGACTTTGCTCAGTTTGCTATCGCCATGCCTAAATCTTGGAATGAAGGCACAGTAACTTTTCAACCTTTCTGGACAGTGACAGGCACAAATACTGGAACGGTTGCGTGGCAATTAGCTGGGGTAGCGATCACAAGTGACGAAAGCATAAACACAGCTTTTGGGACGCAAGTTGCTACAACGGCGTTGGCTTTTTCTGGAACGTCAAATGATCTGATGGTTTCAACAGAAAGTGGTGCAGTAACAATCGCGGGAAGCCCCGCAGCAAATGACATGTGCTTTTTCCAAATTAATCGTGACACTAGCGCAGATGATCAAACAGGAAATGCACGGTTACTAGGCATAAAGTTGTTCTTTACAACTGACGCAGCAAATGATGCATAGGTAATAAAATGACTGGTTTTGGAATAAACGTACTTGGTTTTGGTTCTGGTGGTGGAACCGGACCTTTTGAATTTGCTGTTTCTTCAAATACTACAAATGCCAATATACGAACACTAGCAGATGCTGCGGGATATAGTGGCTCTGGCCCAATTACTATGACTGTTAATAGTGGTGTCTACATCTATTCAACGAGTGCTTCCACTCCTGCGCTTACAATTGCAGAGGCAGATGCCACCGTAATTAATAACGGTAAGATTCTTGGGAGAGGCGGCACCACCGGAAAAGAAGCGATATATATATCCTCTTCTGGGGTGACAATAACTAATGCGTCAGGGGCTTACATTGCGGGTGGCGGCGGGGATGGTACTAGAGGTATCTCTGGGGGCAATATCGGTTATGGTACTCAAGGTTACGGTGCAGGTAGCGGCGGCACACCGGGGTCCACTGGTGCTAATGGGGGAGTTAGTGGAAATACTAACGTTGCAGAGGGCGGTTATGGCGGCGGTGCAGGTGGCGGCGGTGGACGTGGAGGGAGAAGTGACGGAGATTCTGGCTATGGTTTCGGTGGATATAGTGGGATGATTGTACCGGGCAGCGGAGGTGCAGGCGCTGGTAGTGCTGGTGGTGCAGGTGGTAGTGCTGGTGGTGCAGGTGGTAGTGCTTATACCGGCAACGGCGGCGGCGGTGGTGGCGGTTGGGGAGCGCAAGGTGGTGCGGGTCAATATAATTCGGCTGGTGGTGCAGGTGGTGCAGCTATAAACGCTACAGGCTCTTACACCCTGTCAAACTCAGGCACACTTTATGGGAGTAGCTAATGTCAACTAAGTGGTATTATTGTAAGGAAACATTTTCTACGCAAGAAGATGTAAATCAAAAAGTTTTAGATGTAAAACAAAGGCTAGATAATAACCCGACTGATTGGGCTATTGTAAAGCAACTAGACGGCAGTGATGAATCGGGTTGGGTAGTTCCGAGAGCAGTATTAACCGACGCAGAAATTAATAATTTAAACGCTAATAACTATTATAGTTGTAGCTCTGTTGTCGGCAGTGATACTCAGATTGGTATTTCTTCTGCAAAAACTCAAGCAAAAGTCGTTGAGTACCGAAAAGAGTTCTGTGATTACTATCAGGTCAACACTGTGGCGCAGTTTACAGAAGTAGACGGTGTAATAACTGAAACAACTGAGTATGCGCCAACTAATGCTGATATGTCAGGGTATGTATGATGAATAAAAGTATTCCCGTGTAGTTTTTAGAGGTGCTATATGCCATTAACAAAGCTACAGTTTAAGCCCGGATAAACCGAGAAACCACTTCGTATAGTAATGAGGGTGGTTGGTTCGATAGCGACAAAGTTCGTTTTCGTTCGGGTTTTCCTGAAAAAATAGGTGGTTGGGTACGTCAGTCTATATATAACTTTTTAGGGACATGCCGCGCTTTACACCCGTGGGTGGCTTTGTCAGGAGAAAAATATATTGGCGTGGGTACTTCTCTTAAATATTATATTAATGAAGGTGGCGCTTACCACGACATAACTCCAATACGAGTTGCATCTTCCGCAGTTACTTTCGGTGCTGGTGCGGATACGCTTAATGGCGCAATTGATAGCTCTGTTCAATCCATAATTTTAAACAGTGTGTCTGGTTTCCCCACAGGTGGGGGTCTTATTAAAATTGGTACAGAGCAAATAAACTATGGGGGTATTACAAGTTCAACCTTAACTGGTTGTGTGCGTGGGGTTAATGGAACCACAGCGGCATCCCATTCAAACAGTGCTTCCGTTACTTGTGCCACAATAACCGTGACTGATTCAGACGGACACGGTGCGGTAGAAAATGATTTTGTTACCTTTTCTGGTGCGGCGTCTCTTGGGGGAGTAATTACCGCTACCGTGCTTAACCAAGAATACCAAGTTACAAGAGTCCTTACTTCTACTGTTTTTCAAATAGAAGCTCGTTCTGTGGCCGCAATATCCAGCATTACAACAACTTCTGGCTTAAACCCTACCTTTGTTTTTGCTACCACAAGCGATAGTGGTAATGGTGGCGGTTCTGCCGTAGGTGCGTATCAAATTAACGTTGGCCTAGACACGTCGCTTCAGGGGGCAGGATGGAGCGCGGGTACGTGGGGCCGTGGCACATGGGGATCAGCTTCAGACTTAACGGTTTCTGGTGCTACCTTGCGAGTTTGGAGTCACGATAATTTTGGCGAAGACCTTTTAATGAACGTCCGAAATGAGGGTATATTTTATTGGGACAAATCAAACGGTACTACAACAAGAGCGGTATCTCTTGCAAGTTTAGGTGTTGCAACCGATAATATACCAACTATTGCAAAGCAAATATTGGTTTCAGACAAAGACAGGCACATTATAGCCTTTGGTTGTGACTCAGAAACGGCAATAGGTACACAAGACCCTTTGCTTATTCGCTTTAGCAGTCAAGAAAGCCTTACCGATTGGTCTGCAAAAACCACTAATACAGCGGGTGATTTGCGTATTGGTTCAGGTTCTGAAATCATAACTGCGGTAGAAACCAGACAACAAATTCTAGTGTTTACAGATATATCTCTACACGCCATGCAGTTTCTTGGACCGCCTTTTACGTTTGGAATTAACACAATTTCAGAAAACATCACTACCGCTGGCCCTTTATGCGCCGTAGCAGTTAATGACAGCGTTTTTTGGATGGGAAGAAAAGAGTTTTATGTTTACGCAGGTGCGGTAAAGAGGCTTCCTTGCACTGTCAGAGATTATGTTTTTTCTGACTTTAATGAAAACCAAATAGAAAAAGTATCTGCGGCAACCAACACGGCTTTTTCGGAAATATGGTGGTTTTACCCCTCTAAAAGCAGCGAAGAAAATGATCGTTACGTTGTGTTCAACTATGAGCAGCAAGTATGGTACTATGGAAATCTAAGCCGCACTTGCTGGGTAGATCGTGGCGTTGACGAGCTACCTATAGCCGCAAGTCCTGACCACTATCTTTATGAGCATGAAAGCGGTTTTGATGATGGCAGCACTGCACCAGCAACAGCTTTATTAGCTCATATAGAAAGTAGCCAGATAGATTTAGGTGATGGGGACCAGTTTGCGTTTTTGTCCAGAATTATCCCTGACATAACTTTTCGGGATTCTACAACAAACAATCCTGCTGTTACCTTCACACTAGGGGTTAGAAACTTTCCGGGTGGCAACTACTTGCACACAGATGCTAACTCCGTAGACAAAACTTCTTCTGTTCCTGTTGAGCAGTTTACTAAAGAAATTAGAACGCGCTTACGTGGAAGATCGTTTAATTTAAAAATAGAAAACACTGGAACAGAAACCGCTTGGCGATTAGGTACACCCAGAGTTGAAGTTAGACCTGACGGTAGGCGGTAATGTCTAGGAATTTAGTTCGCCCATTTTTTCCCATTCCGCCGCAGGAATATGATCTTAATTACTTCAATGAAGTTATTCGTTCTTTTTCGGTTTACTTGGATCAAATGCAAAACCCCGGAGAGGGTAGACACACTACTTTAGTTTTAACCGAATTGCCAAGCAATGATTCTGGTTTAGAAGAGGGTTCTATTTTTGTTGTTGACGGTGTTTTAAGGATTCCAGTTGCTTCTAAACCATTCGTAGCTAGTTTTTCGGTGACAGGCTCTGTAGGCTCAGTTACGGTAACGACATGATCTAGGATAAGTGTGCGTCCATGATAGACCCTGTAACAGCATTTGCAGCAGCTAACGCAGCTTTCAAAGGCGTAAAAATGTTGGTCGGCGCAGGCCGTGAAATGCAGGATGTTAGCAAGCAGCTTGGGCAATGGTACTGCGCTGTTGCGGACATAACCAAAGCAGAAACACAACGTAAAAATCCAACGTGGTTGGATAAGAAAACGCATGGAACCGATAACATAGAGCAAGAAGCTATGGATATTGTGATCCGCAAAAAAACTTTAATGGAGAAAGAAAAAGAAATTAAATTTATGTTAGATTATCGTTTTGGATTAGGCACTTACGATGAAATGCTTGGCATGAGACGCAAGATACGTGCTGAACGGGAAGAAACGGTATATCGCGCTATGGAAGCCAAACGTCAGATACAGAATAACATGGCTATAGGTGGGTTATCGTTAGGAATTATTGGTTTATTAGGTGGTGGTATTTACTTGATTATTTTGGCTACTCAATGAATGAAGCATGGGTTTTATATTTTCTTATTG